GCGTAGCTTTTTCGGAATTGTTAGCCCAGCTGGTCCAAAGATACTTTTTTGTAACTCTGGCAGGCTGTCCTGTAGCCACTGGCTAACCTTAACCTCTGTGTTGATTGATACTGCTTTTTTCTTTGTCTTGTTCATTGTTTAAACTCCTTGTATTGTTTATTGAACTGGTAGAATATAGCATGTTTAAACGTTAAAACAAATACTTTCTTTTATAGCGTCATACATCCTGGGCGTTTAAACAGGTGAACCCCTAGCTTATATATAGCTGGTAATGTAGGTATTAGATAGCCGTTTAAACAGGCTCTTATTGGTTCTGGGATGGTTCTAGGAATAGATACTATATATAATTATTCATGCGTGTGAACGGTCTGTAATATAACATTATACGTAAGCTTGTCAAGTGCTGATGCTCTCCGTCGGTGACAGGCTGACAAGGTGCTAGCCAGGATTGGTAAAAGCATAGATATAAAAAATAATGCTTGACATTGTCAGATAGCTGTAAGTCTAGCAATATCAAGGCTAATTTGGAATCTCAACCTACTTTTAGGAATCGTAACTAGAAAAAGACCGGGGGGCGTATTGAAAAAAAAGAAGTCCACACAAAGTTGTGCTATTTTTTTAGGTTGTGTTGGTTCTGGAAGTGTTGATATTGTTGAAGATAGAGAAACTGATAACATACTAACTATACTAGCTAGTAGGTTTGTAGAGTTATCCTAACCTAAGTTAAGCAAAAAAACGCCTGAAGTCAAGTACAAAGATGTCTAAGGTCTAAAAAATATTTTATAATTATTCCTTGACTTTTTCCAATCTATGGCATTAAGCTCTATTATGTTTAAAGGACCTAACGGAGCAGGTAAAGGAGATAAACCTAGACCTACATCCATATCTAAGAAAGAATACGACAAACGTTGGGATAAAATATTCAACAATAAAAAGGAATCACATGGCAAGACAAAAAAAGACAAAACCGACTAATAAAGAAATAGTGTATAACATTGCCCTCTTAAGGAAAGAAATGTTCCAACTAATAGAAAGAGTAATGTTAAATGAATCAGTCATTAATAAATATATAGAAATGAAGAAAGATACCAAAAAATTTAATAAATATTTACAAGATGAAATACAAAAGGGAGCAGATGAAAACACTAAAGCTACCACAAAATAAGACCTTAGAGTTATCTATTAACGGTCACGACTACGACATTCGTTTTATATCTGGAGCTAAAGCTGACTTTGGTTCAGATGATGGAGAGATATTAGGAGCAATCTCTATGCGTAGCTGTGACATTGTTTTAGAGCATGATATGAAAGATAGTAAGATATTAGAAGTATTATGTCATGAAGTAATGCATGCGATAACCTATGGTACGAGTTTAGAAATGACAGAAACACAAATCCAGGTAGTTGCTAACAACCTATATCAATTAGGTTTTGGTGACTATCTATGGAAAAAAGCAGGAGGGAAGTATGATTCCAAACTACGACGCAATAATAAAAAAAGCTAAATCGCTATGCGACAATAAGAATACAGATTATGCACAAACACAAGAACCTTTTTCTAATTTTGAAATGGTAGAAGCTCTTAAGATATGTGATACATCAACTGGCATTCTTGTTCGTATCTCTGATAAAATAGCTAGAATATCTAATCTATTGAAGAGAAATGGAAATAGAGCCATAGAAGAAGAAAAAGTAGAAGACACTATGTTAGATTTAATAAATTATAGCGTAATACTATTGAGTTACTATGCGTATGAACAAGAATATAAAATGTATACTGACTCAGAAAACGGAGATAAAAATGATAAATCCAGGTAAAATATTAGAGCATACCACAAAGAAGGCAAAAGTAAACTTACATTGTCTTACAGATGTACACGTTGGAAGTAAAGTATTTGATAGAGAGCTATTTTTAAAGGCAATAAAGACTATTAAAGACGACCCAAACGCTCTTTGGTTTGGAAATGGTGACATGTTGGAGTTTATTCCACCTAATTACCACATACCTGAAGGCGACCAGTTGTTTGATAACAACGAACAGTACTCACAATTCGTAAAAATGGTAAGACCTATTATGGATAAGTGTGTATTTATGCGTGGAGGTAATCATGATACGCTTCGTTCTGTACGTTTAGCAGGAATTGATATAATTCGTGTGCTATGTGACGACCTTGAAGTGCCTTATTTTCCATTTCCAGGCTATGCAGTGATAAATTATAAGCATAATCGCTTTACATTTGCTAGTGGACATGGAAAAAGTGGGGCAAAAAACGGAGATATGGAGCTTATTAAGCTTAGAAACATATTTCCAGACGCTGATATGTATTATTTGGGGCATAATCACCAACTTTATGCAAAACCAGTAGATTCGTTTGAAATTATGCAAGATAGTGAAGAAGTCAAGCGACAATGGTTTGTACGTGGAGGCTCATTTATAGGATATGCTGAATATGCACGCTATGCTATGTTTGAACCACAAACAAAAGGATGGGTAGAGATAAGATTAAGCGATAAAGACCCAGAATACATTGTTCACCGTAAATGAAGCAAAGAACTATAAAAGGTAAGGAGCACATTGTATACGACAGTATCAACGAGCTCAGGCAGGCTATGCCATTACAAGCCGTACAAGATGATTGGAGAAATGCTCCTATAAGTTCATGGACCTTAACAGATGATGGGCAGGTTTGTGAGGTGTTAGAACGTGGAACTATCAACAACCAACGATATGTACGCACAGCGATTGGTATGTTTAACTGTGCTCCTTCCGTAAAAATGGAGGGTGAGATGCGAGAGAGTATATATGCGTTTAGTGGGAAAAACAGTAATACAGTGTTTAAAGAACGTGTGAATCCTTCTAAGCAAGAATTTTTGTTCGCAAGATATATAGCAAAAGGCGAAGGCATTACGGAGGCGTTTAAACGTGCTTATCCTAGGTCTAAGTCTGATACGTATATTAAAGAACAAAGTAGTATGTTATTAAAAACAGAAAGGATTAAAACGTTGATTGATAAAGAAATAGAGAAAATATTAGATGAAACAGAGATTACTCCTAAATATCTACTGTTAAAGACAAAAGAAATCGTGGATAACTTAGAAGCAAGAGATAGTGACAAAATATCTTCTCTTAAGATGTTAATGGAAATATCTGGATTACTAGGAAAGAAAGAACAAAAAACAGAATCAATACAGTTGTTTAAAGGATTTAGTCCTAAGCAGCTAGAAATACTAGAGGGAAATGATGTCAAAGAAATTGCAAGCCAACAAAGAGAAGTACCTAGATTGCCAGATGTGCGAGAGGAAAGTAAAGATTCAGAGGTCGCCGATAAAGTATAGCGACTTTCTAATGAATACTATGATGGGAGTACCAATGGAAAAATATATCACTGTTGATTGCCCATGTCTTTGTATGTATGACGATGAATTGGATTTAATTGGATTTAGTAGGGAGTTTATAGAAAATAATGGAAAAGCTTAATATATCTGAAAAAGAGGTGCTACTTCATAAAGCATCTAAAGACTTAATACTGTTTGGTAAGTTATTTCTACCAAATGATTTTTTACATAAATCAGCTTCACCTCCTTTTCATTACGACCTTGGTAAAAAATTAATTAGTACAAAACCTGGGGCACGTACTTGTAACGTGCTACCCAGAGGTTTTGGAAAATCTGTATTAATGAAAGCTGCTATCATGCATAAGCTATGCTATGCCTCCAAAGAAGACTCTATGTTTATGGCATGGGTGGCTGAAGAACAAGGACAGTCTATTGACCACGTAAAGTACATTCGTTCACATTTAGAAGAAAACGATGCAATACGATATTACTTCGGTAATCTATGTGGGGGTGATGAAGGCAAGAGATGGACCGAAAAAGACCTTATTACTACAAAAGGGCATCGTATCATAGCTAAAGGTACTTCGCAGCGTTTAAGAGGGCGTGCAGAGGTTGATACACGATACACTGGTATTATACTAGATGACTTTGAATCAGAGCTTAATACTAAGACGGCTACAAGAAGAGATGAGATTAAGCAATGGATTGTATCAACAGTATACCCATCGCTAGAAGAAAGTCCAGGAAGAGAAGGATGGATATGGTTATCAGGAACGATTGTACACTATGACGCATTCTTACAAAATATTGTAGATGGATGGAAAGAAGCAGAAAAAAATAAAAAGAAATACCCATGGGATGTAACATTCATTAGAGCATTAGAAGATGGAAAAGCTACATGGGAAGAACAATTTCCAGTATCTAAACTAAACACAAAGAGACAAGAGTACATAGAAGCTGGTAAAGTAGATAAGTTTGCTCAAGAATATCTAAACGATGCTAGGGATAGTGCTTCTGCTACATTCCAATTAGACAACATAAGGTATCATAACTATGAGTTTTACTCAGATGGTAAGTTTTCTTACTTGAAGAGTGACGAAGAAATGATTCCTATATATACTTACATGGGCGTTGACTTGGCACATACAGCTACAAAAACCTCTGACTATCAAGTAATTATGGTTATGGGAATAGATTCAAAGAAAAATAGATATGTCATTGATTATTACCACGATAAGATACCAGCGTTTGATATGCCAGAGCAAGTATTAAAGATGGCAAAGAAATATGCACCTATAAGAAGATGCTCAGTTGAAACCGTTGGTGCACAAGAGATGGTAAGAGATATGGTAGAAAGAATGGCAAGAACAGAAAAAAGATTACTACCTGGAATAAACAAAGGGGTAAGACCTCCACATGGGATTAAAAAAGAAGATAGGCTTGAAATGTCTATAGGTAGTATTGTTAATTCTAAGAAGTTATACATAAGAAAAGAACACACAGAACTTATAGAAGAAATATTTGAGTTTCCTAAAGGAAGACATGATGATTTGTTAGATGGACTGTATTATGCTGACTTTTTTGCTAAGCCACCACGTAGTCATGCAATGCAAAACGATGAATACGAAAGACCAGATGATTTCACTGTAAAAGCACGAACTAAAATTAATTGGATGACTGGGTTGAAAATATGAGATTTCGTGTATTCACTGGCAGTAAATTCTTTAGGGATATGGTATCTGATTATACATTAGAAGAATACCTAAGCTACTTAAAAAGGGTAGAAGGGTACAAAAACAAAGTAGGGGAAACATTTTATCCATACGATTCGCCAGAAGGTGGATTTAAAACTATTGGCTATGGATATAAAATTAAATCACTCTCAGAGCAAAATGCTCTAGATAAGGGTGGTATGTCTATTTTAGAGGTAGAACAGACATTAGAGCATGAAGCTATTCTTTCTTTGATGCACGCAAAAAACCATTGCGTAGCAAAAGGAGTTAAATGGCAAGATGTAGATGACAGACTAAAGCACGCTTTAGCTGACTATTGTTTTAATATAGGAAACTTAAGAGGGTTTCCAACAACATCTAAGTGTTTAATGAACAATGATGTTAAAGGTGCTATAGAAGATGACCCAACAAGAGAAGGGTTTAAGCACTATGACAGAGTGTACAAAGACCCAGAAGGCAATAGAAAGCCATTAGGGCGTAATAAAGAATTTTATAAAGAGTTTTTAAAACCATATTTAAATGAGGAAGCATAGTGGCACAAATTAAAGAAGACCAAAAAGCAAGAGATAATAGAGATATATTTCAACGTTATGCTGATGCACGACAAGACTGGGATGTAGAAGCAAGAGATGGTATAGATTTTACTTTAGGTAATCATTACTCTAAAGAAGAGTCAGAGATACTACAGTCTATTGGTCAAGCTGACTTTACTATAGACAGAATATATGCAGCCATAGATAAACTAAAATCTTTAATGACTTCAAGACCTGTAAAGTTTGGAGTAGTTGCAAGAGAAGATTCAGATACAAAAATGGCAAATGTATGGAAAACATTACTAGAATATATTTACGATATATCAGATGGGCAGCATCACTTTAAACAAGCTGTACACGACTATGCTACTGCTGGAATTGGTTATTTCTATTCATACATAGAGCCAGAAGCAGATTATGGTAGAGGAGAAGTCATGTTTACGCATGTCAATCCATTCAGAGTGTACGTAGACCCTGCTTCTAGAGACAGGTATTTTAAAGATGCTGCAAACATTTTACTGTCTACAATCTTAACTGAAGAACAGTTACTAGACTTATATCCAGACGTAGAAGAACATTTACCAAACATAGAGACGTATACATCTGACCATACTGACGACTACCCTAATTCTCAACAAAAAAATTCACAGCAAATATTTACACCTGCAGAAGTACAGGATAAAGATTATGCAAACGGAGTAAACTCACGTTATCGTATTATTGAGCGTTTTACTAAAATAAGAGTTCCTTTCTATAGAGTAGCCGACCAACAAAACAACTCAGAAACAATTATGAGTCAAGATGGTTTTAAAGTATTTATGGCTGAAAATGAAGCAAAGTTTGACAATAATACATACGACTTTGTAGAAATACCACAAACAAGAATTAAAGTTACAGCATCATTAGGACAAGTCCTTTTATATGAGACAATACTTGATACTGATACATACCCTATTGTACCAATACCAAATATATGGACCAATACTCCTTACCCTAAATCAGATGTAAACAAAGTAAAAGATATGCAAAGACTGCTAAACAAGTTGTTTTCTCTTGCATTGTCTCACGCACAAACTTCTGCTGGACTAAAACTATTAGTTCCACAAGGAAGTGTAGAAAGTATTTCTCAGCTTGAAAAAGACTGGGCTAATCCTAATGCTGTAATTGAATATGACCCAAGTTACGGAGAACCACATTTTCCTTCACCTCAACCATTAACAAGTCAGTTTTATGCATTGATTAATCAAGTAGAAAGATATATTGATTTGAACTTTGGTGTTCCAGAACTATTACAAGGATTTAAAGAAGGTGCTCATAGTAGTGTTAGAGGAACAATGTTACTAGCACAAATGGGAGAAGGTAGAGGAGCAAGTAAGTTAAGAGATATAGAAATGTCTTTACAGCAACTTGGTAAGGTTTTATATCAAATGTCTAAAGGGCATTATGATTTTGAAAAGAAGTTTAGAATAGTACAACCTAATAATGATATTACTGAGTTTGCTATTAACAATAGATTATATGATGATAAAACAAAAGAAATAGTAAAAATTGAAAATGATATTACTTCAGGTCAATTTGATATACGTATTGTTTCAGGCTCTACAATGCCAAGCAATAAACATGCTGAATATCAAATGTATCTAGAAGCTTATCAGTTAGGGTTAATTGACAAAGTAGAAGCGTTAAAGAAAACAGAAATCTTTGACAAGGAAGGCGTATTACAACGTACTGGAGAAGTACAGCGTTTACAACAAGCCGTTAGTCAATTACAAGAACAAAACAAAATTCTTTCTGGTGATTTACAAACTGCCCAAAGAGAGTCTATGTCTGACAGAAAACGTGTTGAGGTACAGAAGTTTAAATCTGAACTCAATAAAGTGGTTACTGGAGCACAGGCTCAACAAAAAGTAAATACAGAGCGAACAAAACGTCAACAAGAACAACAGGTGCAGGCTGGAATAACTTCATTAATGTCAGAAGATATTGGTGAGGAATAAACAGCACATCAAAGGAGAATAACATGAGTGACGAATACATGAATGAACAAGCTTTAGAAGGTTCTGAAACTTCTGAAAATAATGATATAAGTGAGTCTGATAATCAAGAAATGGATTTGAGTTCTGACGTGCCACAAGAAGATGATGCACGTAAATTCCAGTCTATGTACGATAAAGCTCAGGCTGAGTTAGACAAAGTAAAACCAGTAGCACAGCTATTTCAGGAAAATCCTGAACTGGTAGACGTTGTCAGAAACCACTTATCAGGGGGTAAAGGACAGGACAAAGAAAATATAAAGATAAACGAAGAGGAATTCAATCCTTGGGATGCACATACTAATCCAAATAGTAAGTCGTATCAACTTAGAGAGCAAGAAATTGAGAAAGCTGTAAATAGTAAAATGCAGGACTATATGGGAAGATTAGAAGCCCAACGTTCTATTGATACTTTAAAACTTAGAGCTCAAACTGAATACAAGCTATCTAATAGTGATGCGAATGAATTTGTAGAATTTGTGACAAAGCCAAAGGAACAACTTCCTCTTGAGACACTTTTTAACGTATGGAATACAAACAAAAATGGAATGCCTAGAGCAAATCAAAATATTGAAAGCGTGAAAAAAACTCAGCAAAGACCAAAGTCTGCTGGTTTAGTTCAAGGTGGAGAACCACCTCAGTTATCAGATAATGATAATATGTGGAATAATATTTTAAAAGCTGGTAATCCTCTTTCCATAGGTGGTAAAAGTGTCATTAAAAAATAATCTGGGAGGATTAAAAAATGGCAATAACAAGTGGACAATTAAAATCTACTAACCTAACAGCTGCTACAACTGCTGCTGATTACGGTGTTGCTCCAGACCAAAGACGATTATATAACTTTTCTGACAGGATTGCTGAATTAGCACCTGAAGAAAGTCCGTTTTTCGTCTATCTGAGCAAAACTGCTAAACTTCCTACTGATGATTCTTTGTTCCGTTACTTAGAAGACAGAACAAAAATTAATTACACAAGTAGAGAGTTTTTTATTGACGGTAATATGAATGGAAGTGCTGCTGTAACAGCTGGTACTGACTATTCACTTACTGTTGAAGCAGCTGAAGATTCATCAGACTCTACAGGAAACGTAGACTGGTTAGTAAAAGGAATGGTAATAGCAATCAGAACATTAGGAAATGCAACAGGTGCTGCAGGTTACGGAAACGTAATTGTAAGAGTAGAATCTGCTCCAGTTCAAAATGCTGCTGATACTACATTCGTAGCTAAATGTATTTCTGTTTCAAGCACAGCTTCAAACATGAACAAAATACTAGATGCACAAAGATGTCAGGTAATCGGTTCAGCTTTCGCTGAAGGTTCTGGTTCACCAGACGTATTCTCAGACAGTTTAGACGATGGATTTGGATATACTCAAATCTTTAAGACAGCTGCTGAAATCTCAAACACAGCTCACGCTACACAATTACGTGGCGTAAGTAATGAGTTTGATAGAGTCTTAGCTCAAAAACTAAGAGAACATAAGATAGATATTGAAAGAGCTATGCTTTTTAATCAAAAAGCAAGAATAGATGGCGTTCAATATTCAGAAGGTCTAATAGGACATATCATAAAAAACAGTACAGTAGTAGACCGTAGTTCTGCTTCATTAGCTTACTCAAGTGGTAAAGCTTATTTCAGTACATACGCTGAAGCTGAACTTACTTATGATAACTTACTTGCTGACTTTGAAGTGGTATTTGACCCAGCTCGTGGTGGTTCTAACGAACGACT